TCTTTGGTCGCGCCCTGTTCCGTGGCGTTGTCGATGGTCTCGGTGTATTCGTTTTTGACCTTTTCGATCTGGTCATCAAAGCCCTTGCCGAGATTGTGCGGGTCATGGATTAGTTTGGCGACGTCGCCGGTGCCTTCCTTGCCCATCAGTTCGCCGAGGAATCCGACCTTATTCTTGGTGAGCAGTTCCTCCCGCTTGTCGATATCCTTCTGCAGCGAGGCTGACAACTGGTCCGCACTCTGCTTCGCCTCATCGAGCGCCAACCGTAGGCCGTTGCGCGGCTTCTTCTCCAGTTTCAGAATCTCATTCTCAAGTTTGTCGTTGGTAATTGCCAACGCATCGTTCGAGAGCGTGATCGTCATTGTTGCAGCACGCCAAGCCTCATCGATGGCATGCCCGGCGTTCTGCGCATCCTCGTACATCTTGTAGAGTTTTTCGCCGAGGTCGAATAGCACCTCGCCGAGCGCGATGGCACCGACGATGGGGAATGCCGCCTGCAGGATTGGCCCGAGGCCGAGGGTCTTCGAGATGAAGTTCTCGACCGCACGGATGGGGAGTGCTCCGTTGAGTTCACGGATGGTGCCGCTGGTAGCCTGTAGCGCGGTGACCTGATGGCCAGCAGCACGGGTGGACGCTTCCATCCCCGCCGCAGCCTCGAGCGAGGAGCGGCCAAGCAGAAGTTCTGAATCCGAGGCGGTTGCCGCAGATCGGGCCAAAATGTCGTTCTTTAGCGCCAGCAGTTCAGCAGCCCGCGCGGCCTGGGCTGCTGCTTCTGTGGCTATATTGTTGGCCTTATTCTGCGCAGCTAACGCGGCCGCAATCTGCTTCTTTGAAAGGGCGCTCTTTTCTGACGCCGCGGTAGAGGCACCTTCGGATATGGTCAATTGCTGTACCGAAGCATTGGCAGCGTCTAATGCGGCCTGATATTCCGCAATGACCGCCGTCGCTGCTTGGTTGCCCTGCGCCGCTGCCGAGCCTAACTGTAGCTGCGCGTCCGAGAGTTGGTTGGCCGCTTGTTTGGCTGCGGCCATTGCATCGGCAAGATTTCCGGCAAAGGATTCAACCGAAGAACTCGCCTCGTCGAGGCCGGATTTTAGCCCACCAAGGTCAACTGAGGTTACGAATGAAAGTGTGTTGTCAGCCATTCGCAACCCCCATCTCCGCTTTCATTTGCTGGATCAGCGCCATCTTTTCCGGTGTCTGGAGAAACGTCGGCATCTGGTTGAGGGTCTTGGGGGCGCGGCGAGTCAGCATCGGCATCTCTTTCAAGACTTCTGAGTTCTGCCGTGCCGCCTCCTGCGCATTGCGCGCGGTGCGGCCAGGAGCCTTGTATTGATACCGGGCAGCAAGGAGAAGATCGGCGGGCGGATGGTCGATGAAACTCTGGTTGAGAGAGTTCCACTCATCGAGGAACATCTCGTCCACTTCGCGGAAGGACATGTGGCCCCACCGCACAGAGGACCAGTAGATGTAGTCGAAGTCTAGACCGCCGCCTCGACGGGCGGCTGTTCTTCCCCCACCTTCGGCTTCTCCACCTTGAAGCCATTCGCCTCAAGTGCCGCGGTGAGGAACTGGTTGAATATGCCGTCGAGAAAATAGTCAACATTCTCATCGACCCACTGCGGTGTTGCGTAGGCCGCGCCGCCAGCCTTGAGTGATTCCGCGATTAGGGCAACATTGAAGTCACCCGTATCCGGATACTTTTCTTTGAGCTTGCGCCCAACCCCGGCCTTGATAGGACCAAAGGGATAACTGACTCCGTTGATGATTACGTCCATGGGTGAAACTCCTCGCTTCTTTGGTTGGCTATTGCGGTGGATGGTCTAGAAGGCGTTATAGGCCGTGAACGGGCTTCCATTCGGTCCAGCGAAGGCCTCGAAATCAGTACCGTACATGGTGTAGTCGTCGATCTTCGTGGTGACGTCGATCTTGCCGAGACGTGCATTGGGGAAGTAGAAGCCCATCCCGCCAGGGGTTGGCGCGTCGTAGGGGAAGAGCACGTCGAGAGCCACGATCGGCCCCCAGCCCATCTGGTGGTTGCCTGCGACGATGGTGGTTCCCGCAGCCGTGTCAGTCCACGAGTAGGAGACGAAGACCGCAGCAGTGGCGTCGGCGGTCGACAGGGTATAAACGCCGGTGACGGTGTTGACCTTGTACTGACCAGCCGAAGGCGTACCTGAGGGAATCCATGTCAGCGGAATTCCGGTCGCCTGATAGACCACACCATAATCAATGGCGAAATTGGCACCATGAGTGACGGTGAAGGAGGATGTGACAGCCACCTGCGCTTCATTCAGGATCGTAGCGACTACGCCGGTGGTGATGGCATCGCCCAAGAACAACTGGCTGATGACATTGTTGGTCAGTTGACCGAACTCAAACGAACCCTTGATGGTCCGCTTGCCCACCGCCGTGTCAACGGGATACTGGTTTGAGCCATGCAGGCTCTTGATGTCGCCCGAGATGGTGAACTTTACATTCTGAATCACACCCAGTTGTGTGGGCGTGGGGTTGGGGGCAGGATTGCCGCTACCACTTTGAGGTGCGCCGAGAACGAAACCTGCTCCAAAACCAAGTCCGGCTAGTTGGCTCATTGTGTTGCTCCTTTGAAATGTGGTCTAGATTGCGGTGAGAATGGTGATGGGGATGACAATGAGCGAAGGCGTTGTCAGCAGTCCCTCGTCGTTGATGCCAAGGCCGTCTTCGTAGCAGTTGGCGCACAGGCCGCCAAGCGTGTTGACCGAGATGCCACGCGGGGATGTTGATTGCGAATAGAGCGCCTGCGACAACGCGTCGTAGTACTTGTTGATCGTCGGCGAGACAACGTCTTGCGGCCCCTGACTGCCGGGCAGATAGACGATCCAGCGCACCTTCATCTTGTGAACCGGCAGACCGCGAACCCCACCCTCAATCGTTCGCCCGGCAAGCTGCTGCTGGTAGAACGCCGGGATCATGTCTGGGGTGACTTGGTTGAAATGCACCCACCGCCGCGACATCACGTTGAATGGCGTTGCGCCTGGATTGCCCGGCTTGGCGGTGTTGACGCCCTGCGCGATTTTGAACAGCGCTGCCATGATTGCTTCGGTATTGAACGGAATGCTCATCAGCCCAACACCTCTTGAATGATCTGGTTCAGTTCTGTCGCCATTTCGTCCGAGGCCGTATCGACTTCGGGACCGAACCACGGCAGCTTCGGAGTTGGTGGGTGATGCACCATGCGGGCGAAGATCATCTGGCCTTCACCCATAAACGCAAGTACTCGCGCATTGACGGGAACGATGTCGTAATAGCCGGTGCCACCTTCCTCGAAATAAATGCCGTAAGGTGCTGCCTCGCCTCCGGCTGTGACTGCGCCGGTGATGATGTCGCCAGAGATTTGCGCTGGCTCCTGCATCACGGTTTCGAGCAGTTTGCCGGTGCGAGTCTCAAGGACTCCGCCCGAGAGGTTGGCCCTTACCCGGTCGGCCATCATCTGGTTTACGGCGTCCATGCGCTCAGCCAGCATGTCGACAAGCGCATCACGCTTGCCCTCGATGTATGCCTGCGCCTGCTCGACGTCGACGAGGAGTTCAATCGCGTTTGGCATCTAACTGCTGAACGAACTCCGCGTATAGGCGCTGATGACGTCCTTGATATTCGGATCCATCAGCAGCGTGTAGCTTGTCGACCCCACGTCCTTCATTGCCACCGACCGCTGGCCGATCCAATCCCGGCGCTTGTAGTTGAGCGAGACAAGTTGAATGACCGCGAGAACGATGTCCTGTGGTGTCCCGGCCAGGGTGTAATTGACCAGCACCTGCTTGCCCATGTCGGCGGCATTGAAGAGATACTTGCCCGGCGCGATGAGGAAGTACTGCCCTGCAGCCGGAGCCACGAGGACCTGTGTGAGTGCTGTGCCGCCGATGAAGAAGGACACTCCTTGATCGGACAAAACCGCCACTTCGGCCTGAATGGTGACGGTATACGGCGCTGCGGCGATGCCGGTGTTGAGCCAGACCAAGTTCCCGGTCCCGTCTGGGGTGGTTTGTCCGTTTTGGGAGGCCCACGGTGGCGCCACGTTGGCGCTAGTGCCGCTGACGGTTGCCTGCTGCAAGTACGTCCCGTCTGATACCATTTGACCCGCCGTGTAGGCTGTGTTGGCCACCCATGCGACTGTGATGGTTTGGAGGTCATTGACGATGGGCACGGCATTGAAGCCAGCCGAGTAGTTGACGAGAACGCTCTGCGGCCCGGCGGCGAATGGCCGGAAGAACCGTCCTCCGCCAGAACCTGCGGTGTAGCCGTTGCCGAAGGTGGCGATGTAGGCAAAGGTCTGCGGACTAGCTCCCCCGCCTCCAGCGCGCATCGCCAGAGCTCGGCCTTGGTCGTCGATGACATACCCCGGCTGGGTTGGCCCTTGGGATGGCTGAACGACTACGGTGCCAACCTGCAGCAGGGTTACGGCATTGATCGGGAAGTTGCGCAGGAACAGCTTCTCCCCGGATTGCCCGTCGTAAACCTCCTGATACGGGACTGACTGGTTGAATGGAGAAGCGGTCACATTCTGCCAGTTGCGCGGACCCCGGCCTGTGGCGCGGAGGAAATAGATGGAGGCGGCGGTAAGGCACGCCTGCAGGTTCGAGTCTGCGGAGGTCCCGGTGATGTTGAGCCAGTTCTTGACCGCCGACAGCGAGGCGAGATCCATGGGGCTGGAAGAAATGGTCATGGCACCGCCTGACTAGAATCTGGGTGAGTTGGGGTACTGTAGATGGGAAAGAGAGGGGATTATGAAATCACTCAGCAACTTAAAGCGCTACTTTGATGAAAAGCTTGTCCGCATCGTCGGTCGGTGGTTCAGTCGTCAGGATGAGTCTGGGCATACAAGAATATGCCGATTCATTTCTTGGGTCTGCCACTTTGGTCAAAACGGGACCTTCGTGATTGTTGACCGACACAAGCTTGACGCGGGTGGCCACATCTGCACATTTGGAGCCGAATGTGGGAAACCGACTGGAAGCTACACGCGGCAAATGAATGAACGACTAGAATGGTTTCGTCGAACCTCCGCTTTGCTCCAAGAGTCTGGCGCAATCCAGAGTTTTGTATGGTCGAACCCGAAGTTCTCTGTAGATAGCCTCTGCACTTGTGGGAATAGCGACAATCAGCGGTTCTCCGACCACCATCCATTGTGCCGATACAGAACAGAGCATCATCGTGACGTGACGCTCGAAGAGTACAGGGATGCAATCAACTCAAGACCAGCGAATTAGGTGAAGCAGTGAAGCGCGGCCCCCGGCAGAGGACCGCGCTTTCAAAGGCCAGCGGAGAAAAGCGAGGAGCGAAACCCCGCTGGCAAGGAGGAAGAATTTGAAGCTAATACCGCTGACTAAAGGCCAGTTCGCAAAGGTTGACGACCACCGCTACGAAGATTTGATGGGGTGGAAGTGGTTCGCATTGTGGAACAAGAAGACGCAATCTTTTTATGCGAGCCGCAATATAAACGTTAATCCCGACGTCAAGCCTTGGAAGAATCGCCAGATTAGGATGCATCGCTATTTGCTAGGTCTGGAGCACGGTGATCTTCGGCAAGGAGAGCATCGAGACGGCGACACGCTCAACAATCAGGACCGCAATTTGCGGATCGCGACCAATTCACAGAACGCCATGAATAGAAAGCCCTTGATGGCTAATAGTACGACCGGACATAAAGGGGTGTCTTTTCGAAAAGATAAGCTATCGAGGCCGTGGGCCGCTTTTGTCAAGGTTGATGGAAAGCAGATTCACTTAGGATTTCGCGCCACTCGCGCCGAAGCCATTGAACTCCGACGCGAGGGCGAGAAGAGGTATTACGGTGAATTCGCGAGGGCTGGATAATCTCCGACCCTCGCTAGTCGTTAGCTCTGACCAATTCCCGTGATGACGCCACTTAACCACGGGCAATAATGCGCCAGCGTTTCATTCGCATAAGTGCCAAAGGCCCATGCGCGCTGAATTGCTGGCCACTCATACCCGTAGTAATCGCGCATCAGGAAGACTTCCCGCGTTGCCGGGATGCGGCTCTGCGGATAGGGGTTCTTCGAGATGTCGAAGTACAACGTGCCCTGCGGGATCATCGGATGAATCTTCATCGGGATGATGTTGGCACCAGTAGGTGAGTCAACCGCATAACGGCTCTGGTAGCCCGCCACGATCATTCCACCGATGATGTTGTTCTGGTTGTCGCGGGTCATGTACACCTGATACCCGCTCGCCGTCTGCGACCCGTTCTTGAGGATGGTGTTCGACAGCGACTTGATCGCATCGGCACTTCCCCAGATGGCATCGACACCCGCCTGGTATGCAGTGAAGAAGAACTGCAGCGCGGTTTCGATTTCGGCGCACTGGCCACCCTGCACGGACGTGAGCGTTGCTCCGGCGAGGTCTTTCCAGTAGCCATAGGTTGCAGCCCAGGAGATCAGGCCGGTGAAGTCAGTGGGCTGGAAGCTGTGGTCAGCATTCAGTCCAGCTGCGTTCGCCGCTTGGCCCGAGGTCGTGGGGTTGGTGAGTTGGGTGTAGGTGCCGAACTGCGTGATCGCCTGCAGCCATGCATTCGCCGTGGTGGGCGATGCGTTGGATGACACGAACCACGCGAAGCCGAACGTGCCGTTCGGATAGCCGCCAGCGCCAACCGTCGATGCGGGGTTGACGGTAAACTTCACCGACAACGTTCCGCCCGTGGTGGTGACGCTGTTCGATGCCGCGCTGACCTGCGACATACCACCGTTGTAGGTGATTGCTGCGTTGGTGCCGGGCGCGTTGACGGTGAACGAAGGAACCAACCCATTCAATACCGACGGCGCGGCCTGGTAGCCATACTGCGCGTTGTTGGGGTTGCCGAGGCCGGTCAACAGCACCACATACCCAGTGATCAGGGTGGAGGTGGTAATGGTCCCGCCAGTTGCCAGTGCCGCTACCGGCGCCGGTGCGGTGCCGAGAGCAAAGCCGTTCTGCCCGATCGAGCCAGTGCCGTCGTTGCCGAGGAGCAGAATGCCTTCCTCCTGCAGCCAGAGTTCCTGCAAGCCGCGCAGATGTTCGTCTCCGAGGTTGCCAGTGAACCCTTCGCCAGCCCACTCCGCTTCCACCGTGACCAGGCGCTCAACGCCGATCGCGTGATAGCTGGATGCGAAGTTGTTCTCATCGGGCGCAGCAACCTGCGCACGCTGACCTTCCGGCACACCGGCATACTGAGACCCGACTACGCGAGTCGTCTTCCAGTTCGCCATGATGCCGACACCGGCGTTGACTGCGCCGCTGCGCGCGATCTGGTCGCGGAACGGCGTGTTCACCGGATAGAGCAGGTTGGCAGGTCCGCGCAGGTCGTAGAAGTTATAACCGAGCGAGGTGGTGACGCCAGCCTTCGAGAAGCCGATTTCAGGCGGGATGATATCGCCCTTGGCGGTGCGGGTTGGCCAGGTTCCTTTGACCAACTGCCGCATGACCGCCTCAGCCGCCCGCTGACGGGAGTCCTCGGAGTCGCGCGCTGGATACTTCTTGTTGACCTCATCATCCATGAGGATGAAGCGGCTGGACTTGCCGACGTCGCGGCGGAACTTGTTGATGTCCTCGACGAGCCATTTCAGCTCATCGTTCCCCGCAGCCGCCTTCTTAAAACGGTCGAGATATTGTTCGTTGATGACGCACAGACTCTTGTGCATCGCGTCATTTCCGGTATGTGCAACGGAAACTCGTGTGCTCATTGGATGATTCTCCCCAAGCGCGTTTTAGCCTCGCGCAGTGTTGATTGTTCAGTGCAAAAGTTTAGGGACGGCGCGATGCCGTCCCCATGGACTCTGGTTTTGCTGCGTGAGGCTACTACAGACCTGCGGTATTGCTTGCCGAAGGCATAGGCGCGAAGTCGAAGGCCTTGCTTGCGTCTTCGTTGCGAGGCACAACCTTGATGCCGCCTTTGATGATGGCCTGCCCGGTTGCCTCATCGATCTTGATGCCGAGCGGGGCCAGCGTCTTCTCGGACAGCGCCGCGATTTCCGCGTCAACCTGTGCCTTGGCGATGCGCGCTACTGCATCCTTGTACTCCGGCGTCTCGCGGGCAGCTTGCGCGGCCTTCTTGACGTCGTCGTCCATGGTGGGAGCGGCGGGCGTTTCCTTCGGTGTCGGCGTTGCATCCTTCTCGAGCTTGACCTCGGCCTCATACGCCTTGGCGAGCTCGGCCTTGACAGCCTTGCCCGTCTCCTCGTCGTAGCCCTCGGCCATGCCCTGCAGATGCTCGGCGTGTTTGTCGTGCGCCTTGGCCTTCTTCATGTGCTCGGCGTGCATGGACTTGTGGAAGTGCTGCAGGTCGGGAAGAACCTCGTGGATAGGATCATGCTCGGCGCCGGAACTGACGTCCTCCTTCGCGACGAAGGCTTCGCCCTTGGCCTCAGCAGCAGCCTTGGCGGTGGCGTTCTCGGCCTTCAGCGCTTCGACCCGTGCGCTCTTGGCGGTTGCCGCCTTGCCCATGCAATCCTTGATGCTGCCCATGCACTTCTCGTGATGAGCGGCCATCTTTTCATGCACGTCGGCCAGCTTTTCGTGGTGGGATGCTGCCTTGGCAAAGTGGGTCGCAAGCGATTTCTTTGCCGCCTTTTCGAGTTCCTGCGCTTCCTTCTGCAGTTCTTCGGCTGTCTTCATTGTGTCCCCTTTTTTCTGTTTCGCGGAAAGTTCGCGTGCTTCTTCTGTTGCCATGGCGATGAACGTTTCGGTCATGCTGTCGAGCAGGTCTTTCAACTCACCCGGCACCTCCGATTCATCCCCCTCCATCTCTGCCTCGAAAAAGGCGCATTCGTAGAGATACGCCATCGAGTTCAAGACATCGGCGAAGCGGCTGACGTCATACAGCCCCTTGACCATCCCTTTGGCCTCGGCCGCTTTGTCGATCGATGCCTTGAGCGCTGTCATGCCGCGCATGGACTTCTCGCCGTCAACCTCGATGCCATGGGCGCGCGCCGCGGCCTCAATCTTCGCCTTGACCTTCGAACGCTCGCCGTCGGGGATGCCCTGCGTCTGATCGAACCGAGCCAGAGCATTGCGGATATGCGACTTGGTCTTCTTGTCGTCGCCGGGGAACTCGATTGGCAGTTTCCACGTCTCAGTCTTTTCCGAATCGCCGACATAGGCGAAGCAATGGGCGGGTAACGCTACTCCAGCAACAGTCTTGGTCTTGGCCACGTTATGCTCCCTTTTGGCGAACTTTAGAATCTCGACCGAGCCGTTCGCCTTGACATGCTCGAATCCCTCACCGGTTGCCGGCGAGTCCACGTAAGAAACCTCTGCCAGCCGCTTCAGCCCATAGCGGACGGTCACGTCCTTGCCGCAGGTCTCGCACCAGTTCGCCCCCTGCTTCATGGGCATCTGGCCTTCACAGTTGCCGCAGGCGCGCCAGGCATACGAGCCACCCTGCGAGTAGCCGGTGTAGAAGCCCTTCTTGAGCTCGTCGCGAATCTCATCGTTCCGCGGTTCCGACCCCAGCCAGATTTCTTTGGCCTTGTCGTCGAACTCGAGCTTCGTCGCTTTGCCACCGACCTCCATGCCGTGTTGCAGGCGGATGTTCCCCAGCGAGGGTTCCTGGCCGGCGCGCGAGGTGCGATCGAACGCCTTCTTCGACCATGCCTGATAGACCGGGACGGCGGTTTCGTAATCGCAGATTTCCTGATCACTGTCAGGCTGTTCCCAAGTGGAGACGCCCCAGACGGTAGGCATCCCGTCCTTCTCTTTGCTGTCTTCCAATTTTGAGAACTGCACGAACTTGATAAATGTCGCCGCGGCCATAAGTGTCTCCGGTGCAAAAGGGTGATAACATGCTCGCCATGAACGCGATAGGGAAACAGGTTCTACGTAATTTGGGTTACGAAGTAACCCGCACAAGCAACGTTGGCGTTGATGTGTTTCAGGACATGCGCCGCTTTCTAGGGAACTCCGAACGCTTTGTGATCTTCGATATCGGCGCGAACGAAGGAAACATGGCCAGGCAATTCCGCAAGCACTTCGCCGGCGCGGAGATCCACTGCTTCGAGCCGAACCCGCCAACGTTTCATGTATTGCGGGAGACGACCGCCTCCGATGCAAGCATTAAGATTTGGGACCACGGAATGGCTGCCGCCAGAAGCCGCCAAGTCCTTTACGAAAACGAGAACTCACTCCTGAATTCTTTCCTGCCTCTCGGCAACTATGAATCCGGCGGGCGGGTCATCAATCATACCGAAGTCGAACTGGAAACCGTCGATCACTTCTGCCATCAGCATGGCATCAATAAAATCGGCATTCTGAAATCGGATACCGAGGGATACGACCTCGAGGTTCTAAAAGGGGCGAGAGCGATGCTCGAAACTGGGAGCGTAAGACTTGTCTACTTCGAAGTGAACTTTGCTGAGAAGTATGTCGGCCAGGGATCATTCGGGCAGCAGTTCGATCTGCTGCAGTCCTGCGGGTTTCGCTTCGTCTCTTTCTATCAAATATTCCGGGAAAACGATGTTGCAACGTGGACCGACGCGCTCTTTGTGCATAGCTCCGTTATTTGATCACTCCGCCGGAGATTGTGGCACCGCTCGCCGTGGATCCTCCGGCAGCGGCTACAGTCAAGGGATGTGGATAGGTGTAGGGGGTATAAACCGCATTCGTCCAGGTGTTCGTGCTCGTGCATTTGTCCAGTTGAACAAAGTTGCCCGAAACGTACTCGGCATACGCTACGCCAGTCGTGCAAGTCGTTGGTCGATTGGCTATCGTCCCATGACCTACTCCAGTTGCTCCGCCGAATGGAGAACTTGATGTTGTTTGCGCCGCTTGGTTCTGTGCTTCGGTATACCAATCCCG